ACCAGTGTCAGATATTGATTTAGGACCACAAGTTGTTATTCCTGTTAATCAATCTCCTGTTGATAATAATGCGGCGTTTAAAAATTTCCAATATTTGTTTACGAGTTTAATGTCAGTTAATGCCAAAGCTGGTTTAACAAATTCGGAATATTTTAATACTCTTGGTGATAAACAATTGGTTACGTTTTCAAATACGATTAAATCGTTCATGGAATATGATGTGGTTTTAAAATATGGTAACCCAGCAAATTATAAAAGAAGAGTTGTGGATTCATTCCTCGCATCTAATGGAGGAAATAATGCGGTTGTTGACCCAATTCAATTTGGTACCTATATTAATAATACATTACCATCGGTTAACGGAGCAATTACTTTGGCTCAATCAAAGGCCGCATATTCCCAAGCTTGGTTAGCGTTAGAAACTGAAGTAGGGTTTTCAACTATTACCAATTTAAGATATACTGACAAAGGTTCGTATATTACCGATTTCTTTATTGATAATAATATTGAATTTTCTGTTAATAATGTTGTATTATGTTCGCAACTTATTAAACAGTATGCTACACAAAAATTGAATGTACCCACAATTAATAGTTCACAATTTAAAACAAACATAAACACTTATTTAGGTGGTACTGAGGCATTACAAAATCTTTTCTTGAATCAAGTATTAACAAGAGTAAGGGCGGATTTACCTAACCAACAAGAATTACCTGAGAGAAAAATACAGAGTGTTATTGATGGACAACAAAGTAAGGTTGAAAATTATGAAGTGTTTAAGGCTTTAAATGATAAATGGATTTCAGGTGGTGATTTTACAAACAAGACATTATTTGAAGACTTTTTATTCTTAGATAGGGCATCAAGGAATATTGGTGATGTTCTTCTTATTGATGTATTTGATTTAAAAAACACTTTAAAGGCCAGTTCTATTAATATGGAAATGAGTGTATTCACATTTCTTAGCGGTATATTAATTAAAAATAAATTTAATGTGATGCCATTACCTGCGTATGTTAACTTTTATAACGTACAAGATGCCGATGGAACCACAATATCACAAAGTGCTGAAGGGTCTTTACAATTTGCTGATAATATGTGGGGAACATTCTTGGATGTTGATTACAGAAAATCAGGACCAAAACTGGTTTGTTTCTACGCTGGACTACCCTCAACATATTTAGATTTACCAAAAGGAAATTCTCGATATAGAAACGATGCATTTGATTTAAGACGAGCATCGGAAAATCCGTTAATTGAAAATCAAATTGGTAAAAAAGATTGGGCGTTATCTAACAAATGTGTTGGATTTAATGTTGATATTGGAACCAGAAATCAAAATGTGTTTTACTCATTTAGTGTTTCTATGGATAGTGGTAAAGCGACTTCAGAAACTATTCAAACACAATTAAATATGGTTGACCAATATAATGGTAAGAATGTTGCAACCCAAAACGTTGGTCTATATAATTTATATAAACAAAGAAGTTATCAATGTAGTATAATTTGTTTAGGGAATGCTTTATTACAACCTACAATGTATTTCAACCTTAGACACGTTCCAATGTTTAACGGACCTTATTTAATAACAGAAGTTAACCACACCATAACTTCGGGACAATTTGAAACATCTTTTAGTGGAATACGACAAGGAATTTATGATTTACCATCAATTGATAATTTCTTACAAAGTGTGAATCAAAATCTTTTAACTCAGATTGAAACTGTGATTCAAACTAATAAAGATAATATTACGGACAAGCCAATAACTAATATCAATAAAACGGCACAATTAACACAAATGGGTGATAATGTTGGAGCGGCAACAAATACATGTACTAATAACTTAAACACAAATTATAGTACTTGGGGTGATTTTGTTGAATCAGTAACAATTGGTTTAACACCTGAACAATTTGCGGAAGCTATTAAGGCTAAAACGACAAATACTGAACTACAAACAAGTATCTACATGTTATGTTATGTTCTAACATTTAATAAAAATCAATTTGAAGGATATAATAATAATTTTGCGTCAGTGGCCTTAAATACTTTTTGGGGTGCTAGTACAGAATATTTCATACAAAAACAATCATCATGTGTTAAACTTCCAAATTCATTGGGAGCTCCCACATCACAACCTATTGCTAATTTTGAAAGTTTAGACAAATTCTTGGATTTTATGGTTGCTAGATTAACACCAAATCTTCGAAGAATATATTTTGGTACAAACGGTAATGCTCCATTAGGATTAGCTAAATATTATGTATGTTATTGGAAACCACCGAGTGATGAAATTCCAAATATTAGTGAAACCTACTATGATGAAAACACGGATTCTTTTAAAGTATTGTTTGATACTTTAGATAAAGGTTATAAGTCGGCAGCAAAAGTTGGATTAGATTTTGAAACTGCAAGAAAGGCGGCTCAGAGTCAAACCCAACAAATTGTTAATGGCTCAACAGGTGCGGTTAATAATCTTAATACAACGACACTCCCACCGCCAACTTGTCTTCCACCGACAATTGTATCTTTCTCACCATTAACGGGTGTTACTAATACAATATTGAATATTACGGGAACTCATTTAGAAAGTATTACTGCGGTAACTATTAACAACATACAGACTACAACGGGAATAACAATTAATAATAGTACAAATATTGTAGTATTAGTTCCGTTTAGTAATACAACGGTTGCTCAAAATAATACGATTGTTGTTAGTGGACCTTACGGTAATAGTGCCAGTTCAACAACGTTTACTTATAATCCATTACAAACGTCTGCGGCACCACCAACAGTTGCACCAAATGTATTACCAAATAGTAACACACAACCACAACAAACAGGACCTGTAACCATGACAGGTATTACTGAGGTGAATACTATATACACTCCTGGTTATACTAAGATTGGAATTAACATACCATTAATTAATGATTGGGAAATATTAAGTGACCCATTATCACCATACTTAAGTTATGAAGTGGTTCAAACAACTGTTTCATCAAACAATACGACAGTTCAAACCGTTATTAGTCAAGGAGTTGTTAATTTAATGGACGCATATACTAATAGCACATACACTGAATTCTATATTGAAGATGGCGGGGTTATTTATGAAATTAATAATAATGGTGGAACAATACCAACAGATTGTGTAATTAACTATAAAATTAAAATATTGGCGAACACAATAACTCCGACGACTCCTCCAACTCAAACAGTCACTCAATGGTTCTCTAATCTAATCATCATACCATAAATTTAACAAATAACGATATATTTATATAGAAACATAATTATGGATATTAAATCAGCATTAGACAACTACCTTGGCAAATCTACAAGGATTTCTCAAGAAGATAACGGTGACGGAACTAAACAAGTTTGTGACTTGGACACAGGAGATTGTTATACTGTAAGAGAAAGAGACGGACTTATTGAAAGAGCTGGACACCAAACAACTGCAAACAGAAGAGTTAGAGTTGAAACGGCTAACGGTGTTAAACAATTATTAAACGGTTAATAACATGAGCATAGATAAAAAAATATTAAGTGAAATTGAAAGATATAGAAGTATTAACAAATACATCTTGGAACAGGCGGCAGAACCAGCACCTGATGATTTAGGGGCTTTAGCGCCTGAAGCAGGAGCAACACCTCCACCACCACCTGCAGAAGCGGGAGCGGTTCCACCACCACCTCCAGGAGGTGAGGTACCAGCACCTGGCGCAGAGCCAACACCTATTGATGTTGAAAGTGACCCCGACGTTGAAAAAATTGATGATGATGGAGAATCGGAAGAAAAGGGTAAAGATGAAAGTAGTGATAGTGAAGAACTTGATATCACTGATTTAGTAACATCTCAAAAAGATACTCAATCAAAACAAGATGAGTACTTTGAAAACTTATTTGGACAATTAGGTAAATTGGAATCAAGATTAGGTGAGATGGATGCAATCATGAACAAGTTAAATGCTCTTGAAAACAAAATTGAGAAATACAGAGAAAAGACTCCACAAGAAAAATTAGAGTTAAGAAGTTATGACTCATACCCATTCAACCAAAAATCACAATTCTTCGATGATAAATCAGAAGAGATGGAAAAAACGGGAAAAAATGATTATGTTTTAACACCTGATGACGTGACCGACATCAATGTTAATGATATTAAGAATTCTTTCCAAAACAAATCCAATGGATTTGAAGACGAGTTCAAATACAAATAACAAACACAAAAATAAAATGGAAGGTCACTCAAAAGGTGACCTTTTTTTATTTGACAAATCGATAAAACTATCCTATATTTATAAAACAAATTAAACTTAATATATAAAAAACATGATGAGTTCATTAGACGCCGTATTGGCACAGTACGAAAAAGCACAACAAGGGGGCGGGGCCCAAAGCAAAATGTCGCAAGACGAAAGAATGAAAAAGTATTTCGCTTGTATCCTTCTCGACAAAGAGAAATCAGGACAACGTAGAGTACGTATCCTACCTACACCAGATGGTTCTTCACCATTCAAAGAAGCATGGTACCACGAAATTCAAGTTGGTGGTCAGTGGAACAAATTTTATGACCCAGGAAAAAATGACAACGAACGTTCACCTTTGAATGAGGTTTACGAAGAGTTAATGTCTACGGGTAAAGAGTCAGACAAAGAATTGGCAAAACAATACAAATCTCGTAAATTCTACATCGTTAAGGTTATTGACCGTGACCACGAAGAGGACGGTGTTAAATTTTGGAGATTTAAACACAACTATAAGAATGATGGTATCTTGGATAAAATCATTCCAATTTGGAGAAACAAAGGTGATATTACTGACCCTGAAAAAGGACGTGACCTTGTTATTGAATTGACAAAATCTAAAACACCTGCAGGTAAAGAGTACACAAGTATTTCTACAATCATGTATGATGACCCAGCTCCTGTTCACGAAGACAAAACTCAAGCTAACGCTTGGATTAATGACGAGATGACTTGGTTGGATG